GACCGCTCCGAAGGCGTTGACGACCACGTCGTCCCAGAGCGTCCCGTCCGAGCAGACCGCGCGCACCGTCTGGCCGATGAGGTGATTGGCGCCCGGGAAGGAGGGCATCCCGTTCACGTCGGTCCAGCTCGCCACGTTAGTGATGGCCGAGTCGAGGTAGGTCACGCCGGTCTCGTGGAGCGGGATGCGCTCGATGAGTGGCGACGCCCCTTCGCGCGCCACCGTGACCCAGAGCTCGTCGCCGTCGGCGGTGCGAGCCACGGCGGCCGAGTGGACCGTTCCAGAGGTGGTGATGCGCCACCAGGCGGCCACGCCCTCGACGCGGTCGTAGGTGCAGGCCCGGAGTTCGCCGTTGGCCAGCACCGCGATGATCATCGGGTCGGGAGCCCTGGAGAAGTGGACCTCGGTGATGTCGGAGGTGAAGAGGTGCTCGGCTGCCCAGGTGATGGCCTTGCTCCACCAGGCCTGCTTCTCCCACGAGTAGTCGAGCGCCCGGATGCGCCGGCCGCTCTGGTCGACGAAGAGCACCTGGTCACCGATGTGCCGCGCCTGCACGGTGCTCGACCCGAATCCGCTGGCGTCCTGCACGTCGAGGTCCGCGGTCTTGATGAGGCCCGAGGCGCTCGACACGGCGTGCTCAGCGGCCTCCGACCCGGCCAGCAGGATGCGCTGCCCCTGGACCCACTGCACCTGGCCGCGCAGGGTGAGGCTCACGGCGATCGCCTCGTTGGCCAGGCCCGACCCGAGATCGAAGTTGAACGGTTTCCCGCTCCGCGACCCCCAGAGCATGCTCGGCTGATCCGGGCTGGAGGCGAGCCAGAGCCGGCCCTGGAAGCCAGCCTCCACCACACCGGGCCAGTTGCTGCCGCTCCAGCCGAGGACGTTGGTGTACCCGTCGTTGGCGCCGATGAACGATGCCGCGTAGAGCTCGAAGCAGACCGACCCCGGCACCGGCATCGTGAGGACGTTGGGCCGCACCTCCCGGTGCGCGAAGAACGTCCGGCCGCTGGTCAGCTCCGAAGAGGCCTGGAGCGCCGGGAGCTGGTCCGCGGTCCAGGGCGAAGCGAACTCGCTCACCCCGCCAGCGCCGTCCGTCCGGTAGACCGCCACGTTGTCGATGTGCCCCACGACCGTGCCGCGGCCAGCGAACTTGACGAGCGTCGAGGCCCCGGCCGCCGTGAAGTCGAGGTGCCGGTAGTGCCACGCCTCGTTCTCGGCGACCATCGGGGTGGTGGTCGCCCCGATGGTCACGTCGGCGCCACCGTTCTTGTTGAGGAACGAGAGCCTGTAGGTCGCCCCAGGGACGGTCGTGATGGTCTGCTGGAGGTAGCTCGCTCCGCTGCCAGCCAGGTCGAAGTGGCCCGAGTTCGACCAGGTCGCCGTCCCGCTCCACGGCGTCCCCGGGTTCCCGTTCCAGTCGGTGTCGATGCCTCCGTCGACGATGAGGTTCGGCTGGAAGGAGAGCAGGCCTCCGCTCTTCGAGTAGATGCGAATCTTCGACGCCCCCACCGCGACGACGTAGTCCTCGGTCGAACCGCTCACCCGGAACTCGAAGAGCCGGGGCATGTCCGACTCCGGCCAAGTCGCCTGCAGCCAGGAGCCGGCCCGCATCAGCGCCGGACCCTGCGGCCGAGGCTTGAAGTTCTCGCACCGCGCCAGCGCCGCGGACCGTGCTGCCAGGTCCACGCGACCGCTCATGGCCGATGACCACTCCCCGGCGGCGAAGCTCACCTGGCTGGGGTTGAAGCCGCTCACCGGCCGCCCTCCTTGTGCCCGTTGCCGCCCAGCGGGCGAAGGAACGGGTGCTCCTCCAAGTTCCTGACCCGGACGTGCAGGAGCGCCACCGACTGCACCGCGCTCTCCGCCCGGGTGTTCGCCTCCTGCGCCATCGTCTTCGACACCTCGGAGTTCTCCCGGATGTCCTTCGAGAGGGTGTCGAGCGAGCCGCCGTGCGCCAGGGCCCGGTCGAACATCGCCAGGATCTCCTTCCACCGGAAGCTGACCGCGCGCTCGACGCTCCAGGGGATCGCCACGACTGCGAGCAGGCCGATTACCACCACCACGGCGATGAGGATGGCGAACTGGGGGCCGGTCATCCGCGGGTCCCTTCGCGCTGGCAGGCAGCGCAGTCCGCCGAGAAGCGGTCCTGCTTGTCCTCGATCTTGTCGAGCCGCTTCTCGATGGCCTGGAACTTCACGACGCCGCCCGCGAGCGCCTCGCCATGCCGGCCGGTCTGCGCCGCGAGCTGGCGAACGTCGGTGGCGATGTCGCTCACCTGCTTGTCGATGTCGCCGATGTTCCGGCGCATTGACCACGCGAGGAGACCGACCAGGCCAGTGGCCAGGATGCCGCCGGCGGAGAGCAGGACCTCGGGGGTCACCCGCCACCTCCGGGCCCACCCGGGTGGTCGGCGTCGGTCGTCCAGGGCTCAGCGTCCGGCCGGGGCTCCTCGGGCTTCGGGGTCGGGAGCTTCACCCGCTTGGCGATGACCAGGAGCACGGCCAGGACCACCACGATGCCGAGGACGATGGGCAGGCCGACCCCGCCCGCAAGCGCGAGCCGGATGGCCTGGCCGATGATCTCCTCGGCGGTCTCCATCTAGACCGGCTTCCCGCCGATGGACTGCACGCCGGTCGTCCCGGCGCCCTTGGCGAGGATGAGGCCCACGCCGGCGATGATGGAGGTCACGAGGACGCCCCACTCCGGCAGGGTGGTCGGGTCGCCGTCGAAGAGCGCGGTGGCCGCGACGGCCAAGGCCTGCACGATCTGGATGACGCCGAGGATGGTCAGGTTCTTGGTGGTGGCGAGGTTCATGCGACGTTCTCCTGACTGCGGGGTGGAAGGTCCGGGACGACCTCGAGTTCGTAGTCGAGGCTCTCGGCGATGATGGTGCGGACGGCCCTGGACAGGACGATGCACCCGTGGCTTGCGGCGCCCGGAAGGTCCGCGCGGTCCCCGTGGATGAGGAAGCCGGCCCGGCCGTGCATGTCGTTGCCGGCGTGGGGCTCGAGCCTCATCGTGTAGGCGCCGGCCGTGGGGTGCTGCATCGGGTGGCCGATGGTGTAGCGGCCCACCGGGAGCGGGCCCACGCCGACCTGGTCCTGCGCCGACGGGTCGTTCTTGCCCTCGCCCGCCTCGACCAGGCCGTCGCCGTCGTCGAAGCCTGCGTAGCCGCGGGCCACCAGCAGCCCGTCGTGCCAGAGTTCGCCGGTGCGCTGGGCGTAGGTCCACATGCTCACCACCTCCGGTAGCGGAGCTCGGAGACCCGCGTGCTCTCCGCCCTGCCCTGCATCCCGTCGAAGTGCGCCGCGTCCTTGAGGGCCTTCTGGTACAGCGTCCAGAGGTCCGACTGGAGCGACCGGTTCTCAGTCAGCGGCGTCGCCAGCACGAAGGCCAGCCGGTAGGCTACCGCCATGGCGAAGGCCGGCGACCAGAGCGCGGTGTCCTCGACCCGCTTGAGGTAGCGGACGTAGAGGGGCGAGGCCTGGTCGGTGAGGAGGTATTGCCCCTCCTTCACCCACTCGATGTCGCCGTGCCCGCTGCCGTCGTCCACCTCGAGCACCCGCAGGAGCGTGGACGGGACCTGGTAGCGCAGGGTGTAGCCGTAGGCCGGAGCGGTCGCGTCGGCGGCGATGCTCGTCCGCTCGACGGCGAAGGTCCAGGCCTTGGCCTCCAGCACGGCATCACGGACCGCGTCCCAGTTCGCCTTGCAGAGCTCGGCCGTGGTCGAGGCGTCGTCCACGCTGGTGATGGGGTTGGACCCGACCCAGCCCAGCGCGAGGTTGCAGATGGCGACCTGGTCCATGGCCGCCCCTCAGTAGGTCGTGTAGCCGGTCAGGGAGACCATGGCGAAGGCGCCGGAGACGGTCACCCCGGCCGACTCCAGGGTCATGGCCGTGTTCTTCGTGCCAGCGATGGTGATGGGCAGGCTGATGCAGTCGGAGGAGTTGATGGGGGCCGAGAGCCGCACGGTCCAGAGCACGGTGCCGGCTCCGGTCGCGCCGTCCCGGAGGCTGAACTGCAGCGGGGTCTGGGCGGTGCCAGCCGCGGCGACGCAGACGGTCACCGACTTGGCGACGTGCCGACCGTTGGCGTTGAGGGCCTGGCTGATGGTCGCCTGCGCGGCGGCGCTGGGCGCGTGGGTGATGGCCCAGAACGAGGTCTCGGCCGGCTCGGCCGCGGGGGCGAAGGCCGGGAGGACGGCCAGGAGGAGCGCGAGGAGGGTCTTCATGGTCAGAGCCCCAGGGTGGAGGGGAACTTGTCGATGGCGCGGGCGATGGCCGCGCTGAGTAGGCTGGAGCGGTCCAGGTAGAGCGCGGCGGTCTCGCCCAGGACCAGGCCCCACTGGGTCTCCGTGGGGGCGGTGGCCTCGGCGGAGGTCGCCGCGACGAGCTGGTCGCCCGGGACTCCCGGGGCGCCCACGTAGGTCTTGCGGTTGGTCGCGCCCACGCCGGCGTCCGGGTCCTTGGGCTTATCCGCCCAGGCGTAGAGCGCCTCGCGGAGCTCCGACCCGCACCGCTGCAGCGACACGCTCGACCCGACCATGATGGCGATCTCCGCCGCGGCGCAAGTCGAGAGCGCGGCGACGCTGGTGGAGACGGTCGCAGGGCCGCCGTCGGGGAGGACGACTCGGAACATGGTGGCCATAGGCTACTTCCCCTTCCTTGGGTCGGCGGCCGGCTTCGAGCCGGGGCCGTAGGTCTCGGTGATGACGCTGCGGTTCAGGTCCTTCCACCACTTCTCGCAGGTGAACTGGCCGATCGCCTCGACCTCGGCCACGGCCTGGTCGAACGGCATCCCGCCCTTGACCCGCTCGATGATCATCTGGGGCTCGTTCCCACCCGGTCCACGGTTCATGATCTGCGACCTCAGCCCTCCGGTGGTACAGCGGGCGCGGCCGAGGGGGAGGGACCCCGGCCGCGCCCTGGTCAGGCCTACGACTCGAGGACGTGGGCCCGGACGACGTGCTCGTCCTCGATGCGGGTCGCGCCGAGGGCCATGGCCGAGTACACGCGCCACGCGAAGGACTTCTCGGAGCTCTCCACCACGCGGCTCCAGATGTCCTTGGTGATGTGCAGGCCGACGGCCCGCTTGGTCATCGCCACGTAGTAGTACTGGCTGCCCGAGACGTTGGTGAGGCCGGCGCTGGTCGAGACGATCCAGGTGTAGCCGAGCCAGTTCTCGACCATGCCGCGGGAGACGAGGGCCTGGGCGTTGACGTAGTCCGAGCTCGTCGCCTGGGTCATCTGGAGGAGCTTCTTGGCCCCGTTGGGCCGGATGATGAAGACCTTCTCCTCGTCCTGCGGGACGTTGTTGGACCAGAACTTCTCGTTCACCGAGGTGATGAAGTTGAAGTCGAAGGCCTGGGTGGCGCCGCCGAGGGACTGGCCGCCCGGGTAGGCGGTGGAGCCGCCGGCCTCGTCCTCGGTCGCGCCGAGCGCGGCGTTGAGGACGATGAGGTCGATGTTGCGACCGTGGGCGTCAGCGTGCGCCTGGAGCACGTCGGAGCGGGGGTCGCGGGCGGCCTGGGCGATGTTGGTGGGGTCGACGAGGTTGGAGACCTCGAAGTCCGACGGCTTGGAGCGCCGGCGGGTGAGGGAGAGGGCGGTGTCGGCGGTGGCGCCGCCGGCGGTGCGGGCGGTGGTGGAGAGCGCGCCGATGCGGTCCCAGAGGTGCATGTCCGGGGCGTTGCGCTCGACGGTGAAGGCGCGGAGCTTCGAGCCGCGCTGCTGGGAGAGGGCGCGGAGGTTCGCCTCGAAGTCGCGCTGGTAGATGGGGCTCAGGTCTGCGACGGCCATGGTGCTTCTCCTGCCCGCTACGCGCGGGCGACTTGTGGGTCGCCGCGAGTAGTCCGGCAGGGGCCGGGCCCGACGTGCTTGTGGTTACGCGCCCACCACCTGGGCCTCGGGAGGATGGGGGCCGAGCGAGTCGGTTAGTCCCGTTCCCGTGCTGTCCGAGTCAGGCCAGAGGCCTGTGCGGGTGTCAACGGTCTAGTACCAGAGGCAGTACGACCCGGCCTGGGCCGTGACCGCCGCGGCTGCCTGCGGGGCCATCTGGAGGGAGAGCGTGCCGGTGGCGTTCATCACCACCGTGCCCTCGATGACATCGGTCATGACCTGGGCCACCGTGGTGCCGAGCGCGGCGTCGCAGCCGGTGGTGCAGGTGCCGGTGGTCGGCGCCACGATGACCTGGGCAACGGTCTGGGTCGTGGCGGTGAGGCCGCGAGTGGACACCCAGGACGCCCTGGTGATGGTGCCGGAGGTGGTGAGGCCGTAGCGCGGGCCGTTCGTGGTGGCCTGCCGGGTGACGGACATGACGCACCGGAAGGATGCGATCCCGGCCGCCGCATAGGTGGGGCTGGTCATCGGCACCGTGCCCGTGCCCACGATCCCCAGCGTGTTCGCGGTGGCCGAGGACGCCCAGGTGGCGGCGAGCCGGGTCATGGTGGGCGCGGCGATGGTGTTGCAGCCGAACGTGTGCGCGGCCGTGTCGTAGGTCAGGGCCTTGCCCGAGCCCGTGCAGGCGCCGATGGCGGTGGCGCTCACCGTATCGGTGGCGGTCGCGCGCCAGAGGTTGTCGGCCGCGATGGTGGTCAGCCCCGTGCCGCCCTTCGCCACCGTCACCGTGGGCAGGTCGGCCGTCACCAGGCCGCCCCAGCTCGGCTGTCCGGCGGCGTTGCCGTGGAGCACCTGGGTGGTGGTCCCCTGGTTGGCCGTGAAGTCGGCCACCCCCACGCCAGCGCAGGTCCAGACCCCGCTGGCCGTGTCGCTGCGGGCGAACTGGTTGGAGCAGGTATTCGTGCCCTTGGAGGTCGGCGTGCCGGCGGTGTTCAGGACCAGGCCGGTGAAGGTCGATAGGTCCTTCTCGGCCGAGAGCGTGGCGTCGGCGCCCGAGCCCCAGTAGGCGTAGGTGGTGGGCGCCCCGCCACCGGATGGGGTGCTGCAGGTCAGCGCCCCGGCCGCGTCGAAGCCCAGCGCGAACTGGCCGCCGGAGCAGGCCGTCGCAGCCCCCGTGCCCTTCACCCCGCCGAGCACCGTCGCCGTCAGGGCCGTCAGCGTGTAGGCGTCCGGGGAGCAGGAGTAGGCCGTGCCGTTCGAGGTGATGTGCTGGCCGGCGGAGCAGGTCAGCGCGCCCGCTCCGGTCCCGCCCCGAGTCTGCGGCATGGTGCCGATGGTGAAGTCGTTGGAGGCGTCGAGCGCGGAGATCGTCGTCGAGGTGTGGGCGTGGGAGTCGTCCACCACCGAGGGGCTGGCCGCCGTGCCGCCGAGGTCCCCGGTCAGGATGATGGCCCCCTTCGCGGCGCCAGTCGCGTCAGGCAGTTGGCCGGCGGTGGCGGAGCCCGACAGGTCTCCGAAGGCCGGCTGGCCCCAGACGTTCCCGTTCTTCCAGAACTGATTGGCCGAGCCTGCCGTGGAGAGCGCGGTGGCCGTGCTCGCGTTGCCGGTGAGCGGCCCGCTGAACCCGCTCGCGCTGACCAGGCCGGTGATGGTGGCCGCCTGCGTGCCGGCGGTGGCCGCGGTCAGGCGCAGCGGCAAGACATTGACGCTGGCCGCCTCGGCGTGGATGAGGTCGGTCCCGGCCACCGGACTGCCCGTGTGCTGGTGGACGTGCAGCAGGTCCCCCGTGTAGCCACCGGTGGCCTCCAGCTCGAAGGCGCCATCCGCCGTGGCCGGAGCCTGGAAGGTGAACTTGATCTGCTTGTTCGCCATC